TATCTTTTACAGGTGTAACGTTGACTGCTAGAGGAGCTATGATCTACAACACATCTTCAGCAGTTACTAATGCTACAGTTTGTGTTTTAGATTTTGGAGGAGATAAGACAGCTACTTCGGGAACTTTTACAATTCAGTTTCCAGCATTTACTACATCAGCAGCTATATTAAGAATTTCTGGGTAATAGGAGAACTAAATGGCATTAGTTGTAAACGACAGAGTAAAAGAAACTTCTACCACTACTGGTACGGGTACGCTTTCTCTTGCAGGAGCAGTAACAGGTTTTGAAACTTTTTCATCAGCGATTGGTAATACAAACACAACGTATTACGCAATTGTAAATAGTAATGGTGAATTTGAAGTTGGGTTAGGAACAGTATCAGCAGCCGCTTTGGCTAGAACTACTGTTATCTCATCATCAAATAGTGATTCAGCGGTAAACTTTTCTGCTGGAACTAAAGATGTTTTCTGCACTCTTCCAGCATCAAAAGCTGTAGTGCTAGATGCTAGTGGAAACATTGTTGCAAACAATGGAAGTAATCTAACAGCATTAAACGCAACTCAACTTACAAGCGGGACAGTTCCCGATGCAAGATTTCCAGCGACATTACCTGCTCTAAACGGATCAGCTTTAACAGCTTTAAACGGAACCGCTATATCTAGTGGTACTGTAGCTAATGCAAGACTTCCAGACCCTATAAGCGATAAAGTTATTAACGCATCTAGACCTTTAACTGTTAAAGGTGATGGATCAAGTGCCGATGGACAATTAATTTTAAACTGTTCTCAAAACAGTCACGGAGTAAAAATAACATCCCCTGCTCACTCAGCTAACGCAACATGGGAATGGATATTACCTGTTAACGATGGAACTTCGGGTCAAGTTTTAACTACTGATGGTAATGCATCTGCTCAATTATCTTGGACTACTCCAGAAGTAGGAGACATTACTTCAGTTGTAGCCGGAACTGGATTAACAGGCGGTGGAACATCAGGAGATGTAACTTTAAATGTTGCAGCAGGAAACTTAATTGACGTTCAAGCAGATCAAGTAGACGTAGATTTATCAGAATTAACAACATCAACAGCAGATGCTGATGGAGATTTCTTTGCAGTAATTGACTCTTCAAACGCTCAGAAAAAATTAACTAAAGGAAACATAGCTATTTCTGGTTTTAATAATGATAGTGGATTTATTGATGGATCTGCTTTAAATGCCAGCAACCTAAGTTCAGGTACAATTCCTGACGCAAGATTTCCAGCTACACTTCCAGCTTTAAATGGATCAGCTTTAACAAACTTAGACGCAGGGGATCTAGCGAGCGGTACTATACCTGATGCAAGATTTCCAGCTACATTACCAGCCTTAAATGGTTCGGCCTTAACAAATTTAAATGCTTCCAATTTAGCGAGCGGAACTTTGCCTGACGCAAGATTTCCAGCAACACTACCAGCAGCAAATGGTTCTGCTTTAACAGCATTAAATGCAACTAACATTGCAAGTGGAACAGTTTCCAATGCAAGACTAGATGCTCAACTTCAAGACATCGCAGCTTTATCTGCAACAAGTGGTAAAATTATTCAAGGCGATGGTTCTAACTTTGGACTATCTGCATACACATTACCAACTTCTGATGGATCATCAGGTAACGTTTTAACAACTGATGGTTCTGGTGCAGTTACTTTTGCAGCCCCTACAGTTGGTGATATTACAGGTGTCACTGCTGGAACTTTATTAGATGGTGGTGGAACTTCTGGAAGTGTAACTTTAAATGTAGATCTTTCTGAACTTTCGACTTCTACTTCAAATGGAGATGGAGATTTTTTCTGTGTAGTTGATTCTTCTAATAATCAAAAAAAATTAACTAAAGGAAATATTAATAACTCAGGGTTTAATAATGATGCTGGTTATACTACTAATACTGGTGACATCACTTCTGTTGTAGCAGGATCTGGTTTAACTGGAGGAGCAACTAGTGGAGCTGCTACTTTAAATATTGGTGCAGGAACAGGTATTGATGTTGCAGCAGATGCAATCTCAGTTGATGTATCAGACTTCATGGCTAATGGTTCAAACAACAGAGTTGTTACAGCTACAGGTGCTGATGCAATGAATGGTGAAGCTAACATGACTTTTGATGGATCTACTCTAGTAATTACAGGAGCGATAACAGCAACTGGTGACATAACAGCTTTTCAAAGTTCAGATAAAAATCTTAAGGAAAACATTTCTAATATAGAAAATGCTGTTGATAAAGTTTCTAAAATAAATGGTGTTTACTATAATTGGACTTCTGAAGCTCAAGAAAAAAATGCTCACTTTGGAAAAGAAAAAGAAGTTGGTGTTATAGCACAAGATGTTGAAGAAGTATTACCTGAGATTGTTGCAACAAGAGATGATGGAACAAAAGCAGTTAAATATGAAAGACTATGTGCTTTATTAATCGAATCTGTAAAAGAACTTAAAAAAGAAATAGAAGAACTAAAAACAGGGGCCTAGACAATGGCTTTTGCTAGTAGTTCATTTTCAGAAGCGGCTTTCGCCTCAGCAGGCCCAACAACCGTTTTACTATCTGGTTTTGGTCTTACAACAAATCTTAATGGTGTTGCTACACAAGGTGAACTTGGAATTAATGTTGACGTTACAGGTTTCGATTTAACTGTTAATAATACAACTGATATACAAGATACCTTAACTGCTTTTGCTCAAGCACCTTTTGCTACTGAGAGTCCTAGTACATTTAGTCCTCCAAATATTGATATAATAATTCTATCTAATGCAGCTGTAACAGGTATTGCAATGACTGCTAGCTTAGGTACCGTAATCACTGGTGCTGATGCTTTAGTTACCCCAACTGGTTTCCCTTTAACTGCAGTATTAGGAACTGCTTTAGGTGTACCATCAACTAAAGCTGAAATTACCGGATTACCAATGACAGTTAATCTAGGAACTGCTCAGGGATTCACTGATGTTGTAACAGAAGATGTAACCGGAATAGCAATGTCCGCTAATTTAGGTTCTGTTGTTACTACAGCTAATGCAGACGTCATTCCTACTGGTCAAGCAATGACCATGCAAGAAGATAGTGTATCACTTACTGGAGATGCTAATATTACTTTAAGTGGACAAGCAATGACAGCTACACTTGGAACTGCTGTTCTAGATGCAAATAGTTTAATAGATGTTACTGGTCAGGCAATGACTATGCAGGAGGGTACTGCAACAGCACCAGATTCTCTTGCTATATTAACAGGGATTTCAATGACAATGGCAACAGGTAATGTTAAACAAGTTATTTGGACTCCAGTACCCACTGGATCAGCTCCAATAACTCCTCCTGGTTGGAAAGAAGTGGCTTGATTTTAAGTGAAAATAAAATAAAATGAAATATTAAGGAATTAAATTATGGCAAACTCAACCTCAGCTAGTTTAAAATTAACAGTCCAAACAACCGGAGAAAACTCAGGAACTTGGGGACAGTTCACTAACACTAACTTATTAATATTAGAGCAGGCCATTGGTGGGTATGCAGCTCAAGCATTAAATGCAACAACAGGTGCAACTTTACTTTTTTCAAATGGAGCTCTATCTAATGGTAAAAATAACGTATTAAAACTAACAGGAACTATAACTACTAACGTTAATGTAATAATACCTGATTCAATTGAAAAAACTTATATAGTAGAAAATGCTACTTCTGGAGCCCACACTGTAACTTTTAAAACTTCTTCAGGAACAGGTTTTACTTTTGGAGCTACAGAAAAAACTCGTGCAATAATTTATTCAGACGGAACAAATATTGTTGAAGTAATAAATAACACAAGTAATTTACAAGTTTTATCTGACATAGCTGTTACAGACGGACATTTTATTGTAGGAAATGGAACTACTTTAGTGTCTGAGGATGCGGCAACAGCTAAAGCATCACTTGGCTTAGGTACTACAAGCGATATTCAATTTGATTCACTTGGTATTGGAACTGCAGCTTCAGGTACAACTGGAGAGATAAGAGCCACTAATGATGTCACTGCTTTCTATTCTTCAGATGTTGCACTCAAAGAAAATATTGTTAATATACCAGATCCATTAGAAGCCTTAAAAAAATTAAATGGAGTTTTATTTGATTGGAAAAAAGATTACATAGATTCAAGGGGCGGAGAAGATGGCTATTTTGTTAGAAAAAAAGACGTTGGAGTTATAGCTCAAGAGGTAGAAAAAGTATTACCAGAAGCTGTGGCTCAAAGAAAAGATGGAATTAAAGCAGTGAAATATGATAGACTAACTTGTTTATTAATAGAAGCGGTAAAAAAATTATCGGAAAAAGTAGAAACTTTAAGTAAGGAGAAAAATTAATATGGCTGTTCCAAGTACAAACGTAACACTTGCAAGTATTCAAACAGAATTTGGAGGATCTAATCCTATATCATTATCTGAATATTATTCAGGTGGAAGTAATGTACCTGCAACATCACCTGCTCCTAATGGACCTATTCCAAGTTCAGGACAAATTTCTGTAGGTCAATTTAGAGCTGCAGTGAAACAAGTTTCAGTTTCTGCTGATTACTTAATTATATCTGGTGGAGCTGGTGGATCTGCACCAAATGGTGGAGGTGGAGGAGCCGGCGGTACGAGATTTTCTAATTATGGTCCTTCCCCATTAAATACTGGCACAGCAATGACACTTGTAGGTGGAACTACCTATCCTGTAGTGGTTGGAGCTGGTGGAAGTAATGCAGGTTACGTACCTTCCTTTAACGGAACTAGAGGATCAGATTCAATTTTTAACCCAGGCGGTTCTGAAGGAACTACTACAATTACTACTGAGGGTGGTGGTTATGATGTTCAACCTGATGGCCCTGGTGCAGATGGAGGATCAGGTGCTGGACGTAATGGTTGGCATGATAATCCTGGCGGTACAGGAAACACACCTCCTTTTAGTCCACCTCAAGGAAATGATGGTGGAAATGCTGGAAACCAAGCATCTTCCTCTGGAGGAGGAGGGGCAGGTGCAGTAGGCAACCCTGGTAGCCCTGGTAATGGAGCTGGAGGAAACGGAGTAGCTTCAAATATTACAGGTTCATCGGTAACTTATGGTGGCGGTGGTGGATCTGGAAGTGATTCCAGAGGATATAGTTCACAAGCGGGTGCTGGTGGTTCTGGCGGAGGCGGAGCTGGAAATGGCGGAGCTGGACAAGCAAACACCGGAGGCGGTGGAGGCGGCGGATTTTTTAGCCCAGGTGGTGGCGCACAATCAGGAGCTGGTGGTTCTGGTAAAGTACAAATAAGAATACCGGCAGCAAATGCACCTTTAGTAAGTGTAACTCCTGGTACAAACAGTGTTGCGACTCACCCAGGTGGGGATAAAATAGCAACTTTTACAGTAAGTGGAAATTTAGTTTTAGCGTAATATTATGGCACATTTTGCAGAATTAGATAGTAATAACAAAGTTATAAGAGTCGTTGTTGGAGACAACAATGATGTTGATGCTAATGGTGGAGATCAATCTTTAACGGCAGCTCAATATTTTGAAACAGTTGTACCCTTCACTGAAAATGGTGTTAAGTGGGTTCAAACTTCTTACAATGGAAATTTTAGAAAACATTTTGCAGGTATTAATTTTACTTACAATGAAGTTAATGATAGATTTATTCCCGAACAACCTTATCCTTCATGGTCATTAGATAGTGATGGAGATTGGCAACCCCCATTTCAACCACCTAATCAAGATCAATATTTTGAATGGGATGAAGATGCTTATCAAGCAGACAATACTCAGGGTTGGATATTAAAAGGTTAAATATTTTTGTACCAAGAAGGTATAGTATATCTTTTACCTTTCTTAACTTCTAAGACCCCGTGCATATTTGTTTTGTTACTTTCAAATAAAATACAACTCAAAGCTTTCATCTTGAAAGTTTGATTTTCAAAAAACAATTCTCCACCTTTATAGTTATCATTTAAATAAATTAATGACGAAAAATCCATAAGGTTATTTACTTCTTCAGCTCTATCATTGTGAAAAACCATGCTGTCTTTTGGCAGCCAACGACATAATCTCATATGTTGCCACGATTTAGTTTTTGTTTTAAATAAATGATCTATAAAATAAATATTCTTATAAGCATAATAATTTAATAAATCTTTTGCTTTGCCTTTTTTTATATGAGGAAGATGTATATTTCTATGACGATGCTCTTCTCTGTCATCATAACAAAGATGTGTGTTCTTATCAAAGAAGGACATTAATGTCTTCGCATCTTTTTTATCAATAAAGTTTTCTATTATATGTCTAACAGTCATAGATTCTATCTAAAAATTTATGTTTAGCAGTAACCTTATTTATAAATATAACTAGTCTTAAAGTTTCTAAATCCGTAAACTCTGTAACTCCATGAAATTTATTAGCATCATAAAGCAATAGACTATTAAAGTTATTAGAAACAACTACTTGTTTTTTTAAATCTTTATTATAAATGGTTGTGCCAGATTTTTCACAAATTGTTTTATTTAAATATATAACACCTGCAATTTCAACTCTGTTATCTTTGTGTATATGTGTTTCTTTTCTTTTCCATTTTTTAAAAT